TAAAAAATCATTCTCTGGGTTTGCATAGAGTTCACGAATGGATTCAATGCATTCCATCAAACATGAATATCCAAGAATACAATACTGCTTTTTATGATTCAAGTTAATCAATGAATTGCAGTATTTGTTTGTGAAGTTTTCACGTTTCCACATAGGAATTGCCCACCAATTAGGTGTAGGTTCTTCAAATCCATTCCTTTTTCTCATAGCGTCATCAATCTTGTATTCTGCATACGCCTGTGGAACAATGAACTGAGGACCCAATCGATTGATTTCTGAATTCCGAATAAGTGAAAAGTTATTCCATCCATCGTTCATGTACTGAATGTATGCTAACTTGTGCACTCGCGCCATTTTGGTCTTCACTGCAGTTCGTAGAAGTAATTCCTGATCATCACAGATTGGAAGAAACTCAGAATAGTTTCCAAGTTCATGTAAGGTTGTTCTTCTCCAAATACGAGGATGATTAGGAACACCTACAATATGTGATAATGTGTAGTTATTGATATTAGGGGTTGAAATCACATTTACCCAGGTTCCATTGTGTTTCTGACAATAGTATCCTGCATATCCTAGTCCAAAATGATCACCATAGGAATGAGTATTTCCGTTCTCGTAGAGATGTGCAGTATCCATATACACAAATCCTACTTCTGGATCCTTTTCAAAAACCTTTTCTGCATCTGAAAGACAATCTGAAAGAATCTCATCATCGTGATCTAATTCAAGAATGTATTTACCTCTGCAAAGAGACGCTGCTTCATTTTTAACATTTCCAATATTTCCACTGTTTTCAGATCTACGATAGAGACGAATACGTGAATCAGACTTTGCAAGAGTTCTCAGGAATTCAAAATGTTTATCATCAGGTGAGTCATCAATCACTACCCATTCCCAATCTTGAAGTGATTGCGCCTTCAAACTATTGTAAGGACGATGGAACTTTGCGTACGAATTATAGCAAGTTGTGAACACTGAAAAAATAGGACGAGTCATTGTATGTGGAAGCAAACAGTTGTGAATGTAGCAGAAATTCACACCGCGATTGAATGCATCCAAATCCTTGATGTTTTCGTAGAAGTGAAGCCATCGTAGACGCATCCTGTTTACAAGGTTTCCCATACGTGAATAATACTCGGTTTCAGATTTACCATAGGTGACAATCAAATGATAATTTGAATCAAAAAGTTTCAATACTTCATTTGGATCTGAAGTTGGATTTACTGTACAATTGAGTTTCTCTTCGTTTGCAGATAAAAATGTATCAATTTCTGCATACGATTCATCTCTAAAGAAGAGGATGTTTGGATACTTCATACTTCTCTATGTGAATTTACTCCTTAAATTCCGTTCGCAGTTCCATCAAGAGTTTTCCAGTCACGTTCTTTCCAGGCCATTTCGATGGATCGTTTGCTTTTGCAGTATCTGCTGAAGTTCCAATACCCCAATACTTATCACGCGCAGACGCTTCTCCAACTGGACGTGTTCCAGTCTCTAGAAGTTTAGTTTTTAGATCCGGATGTTGAATGAACTTTGCTTTCAACGCCATTCGCATAACTCCATCTTTCTTTGCAGACCATTCTTCTTCTACGAAATCCTTGACTTTCTTACCTAACGCTTTTACTGCTTTAGGTGATGGTGTTTTCAAGATTTTGTCTGCAGTTGCACCATCTCCAAACGCCTTCGCTTTGGACCATTGAAAGTAATGTTCAACGGTTGGAAATGTAATTGAATCAATCTGAAAGGGCGCTTCATACATATTTGACAGGATTCTCCATTCACCCTTCCCTTCATCTGCGCCTAAGAACAACACTGGTTCACTACCAGGTTCCGCCTTTTTAATGATTCGTTTCTTGACTGGTTTCTTTGCAGTATCAGGTTCACTTCGTTCATCCTTGGATTCCTTGGATTCCTCCTTGGATTCCTCGATGACAGGTACAGTCACTTCCTGCTTTTCAGTAATTTTAGGTTTGTCTGACTTCTTGAATACGAAACTACGGTGTAGGAAACAGAAAGACTGATGTTCTTGAGAGAAGACTATCTGGTTTTGTTCTGCATAATGATCGGAGAACAGTTTCGTCTCAACTAATTCATATCCTGCTTCTTCCAAACGTTGAGTGAGTTTCGCAAAGGGGACCAAGTATTCCTTTTGAGGTTGTTCAAAACTTTCTAAGTGGACTGAAATTGCTTGTCCAAACTCTTCACTCCATCCAACTCCATCATCATATTGCTTAACAAACTCTCCAAATACCTTTCTATCTACACGAAACATATGACTCTGTTTTCCCAATAACAAGGCGTAGACAGACGCTCCATCCAAACAGGTTCCGAAGAAACTACGCTTACCATGAGTTTCAAGATTGGTCGCAAAGGTTTTGAATGTCTCTTCGGATTCGCATGCATAATGAATTGCAAACTGACACGAAATAGCGTCAAACTCAGTATGTCCTGCAAACTGTCTTAAATAAGGAGTTGTGGGTGGTTGAGTTCCTGCAACAATGTTTGCATAGACATTGTCTCCTTGAAACAGTGGTTGAGTCATGTCGCCTTGAAAGAATAGAACAGGTGGTAATGGATGTTTCATGTTTTCTTTCACATATCGAACACACGCTCCTTGACGTGGAGACATTAGATTAGAGAATGAGGAATCAATTCCTACAACTAATGAAGGTTTAGAACGTTTCCATTTCAATAAGTCTCCTGCACGTCCAACAGCAAGTTCAAGCAAGGAATCGCCAGGTTTGATTGTGGATGTATACAACATCTCTTTGATACGGTTGTGAAATCCATAGACATCTTTGAGAATACGGTCTCGTGACTCTAATGTGTCTCGATAATAGAGATCATCTTCAAAGGTTGTATCAGGTGGACTGGTCACAAGTGTACGTATCATCTCATCAGTAATTGGAACATGAATATTTGTCCAAATAGAATCAGCAACAGCAATATCATTTCCAAATTGTGGTTTGCCTAATACTCTGTATTGATAGGTCTTGTCATAACGAGTTCTCATAATGATCCAACGATCCTTGTCTGTGTCGTAGGCGCATTCAATGATTGTATTGTCTTCAATTCGGTTACCTTCTTGATCTACTGGAACTCCTTTTTCATTCAGAGGAAGTGAAATGATATGAGCGTCTGGCGCTTTAGGAACCATAGGTTGAAAGGGTGAAGGAATACGAGTTTGCCCACGATACTCTGCAGGAAGTTCAGGAGGAACATATTCACCCGTCATAGTCTCACAAGGATGAACAACTACATCTGAACCTCTTGAGACATATAAGGTTCCTTTGAGGACACGTTTCTCCAATACAGTGTCAAAACTCTCACCCGGTTTGAACTTGACAAGGAAATCAATACTGTTATGCGAAGCAGGTTTCCATTTGTAGACACTAGACCATGTATTTCCTTTTGGATTTGGAACTGACATGGTTTTAGGAGTAAAGACAAGTCCATCAATTGGATATTCAAATTTGGTATCCAAAATTGTCCGTATTGCTTTTTCCATCTCAAGTCCATCACCTGCTAGAAAGAGTTTAGTTTCAACACGAAAGGGTTTTGATGTTGGTAATGACATGAACTCGGTTGATAATTGACTCACAAACTCACGAGCGTGTCCAAGACGAGAAGGTCCATCATCACGAAGTAATGGAAGTCTACGTACATCTGATCCTCTGAATTTATAGACATCAAAGATGAAGAATGTATTTCGGTCTGCAAGATATTCACCGTCAATGACATCATTCATATGAATCTTATCTTTTGCAGTTAATCCTGTCCAAGTCAGAATAGAACTTGGTGTGATTCGCATAACACGTAGATCACGCATCACAACTAAGAAACAACGTTCACCATCTGCTTTGTTTGTGACCGTGTATCCTGATAGAATATTGTTTGCACGATCTGTTTGAAGATGTTGACGTTCTAATGTCACAGGACTCAAGAACGGAAGTTTCAAACCTGAAAACTCCATCTTATAACTTTCCATCTCTGAATTGGTCAATAGAAAGGGTGAACCTTGAAATGCAGCTAAGATAGGTGCGATATGTTTAATCATTGATTCAATCATTGCATCAGGTGTCTTTGTGCGGTCCAAGACTTCTAATTCAAGTTCATAATTGGGATTCTGTTTCAATATATCACTGAATGTTTTGGTCTCTTTAGTTTTAGATTTGCTTTGTGAAAAGTCATAACGAACTAGTCCATCAATACTTGTCCAGGACTTTCGATGAAGAATACGAATATGTGACGCTGAATCCATTGGAGTTCCAGAAAAGTCTTTACGAAGAGACTCTTCATGACGCAATGTGAATCTAATAGATCCATCCGGTAGATCAATCATATCAGATTTTCCTGTGATTGCCGATACTACTTCAAAATAACGTCGTTTTCGTTCAACTTCAAGAGGAACACCTCGAAAACTACCGGTTGTACATACTTTGTGGATATTCTCTGCTCCTACAACTACAACTCTCAGACCGTCCGCATATGAAAACGTAGCGCGATGCTCTTCAACTGGAGGTCCACGTGAATATAATTGGATGGATGCAACAATACGATCCGCTATATCTTTTGTGTGAATTTTGCTAGGGAGAATCTTACATTCAAGTTCTGCATGTGTATCCTTTTTCACAAACGAAGCAAACTCTTTCAGAGTGTTTCGTGCGTTTGAAGGAATAATAGACTCCATTTGCCTTATCTTTAAGAGTGAATGAATTATGTCCATTTTGACAAGACCTTTGTATAAAGAACTTGTCAGAATAGCAACGGGTTGTTTCGATCAACCGACCTACTGGTTATGAGCCAATCGCGCTTCCTCTGCGCCACGTTGCTTAGGTTACCGGATTTCATACGCCTTACGTTCAATTGCATCTGATTCCATCCTCTTGTGTTGATCGAGGTAAAAAGCAATCATCTTTTCAATCTCAACAATACATGCATCGGGAAGAACATCTGACGATACGAGTACACCGGTTTGTGTTTTTGTAAAGGTAGTTGTATATTGGTTAATAATCTTAAAAATTTGTGCATGTTCGTTTGCATCAAGAAGTTCAAGTTGTTCCTTCACTTTTTCCTTCCTGCTTCGATTCATTTGTATTTGGAACAACAGTACGAATCAACTTCTTCCTACGCGATTCACCTGAAGGTTTAGTTTTTTCAACATCAACAGTAACTGTGCGTTGATTTGAATCTTCTTTGGATACAGGAGCAGCAATAACCTGTTGCATCTCAGGTTCAGCGTTCTCAGTTTGAATTGCTGGTCGAATCACTTCTCGTAGTTTTCCAAGAACGATAATTGTCTTATCTCCTTGTTGAAATCGAGTTCCAACTACATCAAATTCAATAGTTTGTCCAACTTCAGAACCATCAAAGTCTGTATTTCCTATATGCAGATCACGAGGAAGCAATACTTTGATAGGCGAGGTCTCTGCATGAAGACCAATCTTGCTTTTCAAGACAACTGGTGCGCGAAACACTTGTCCAATATGCGGGAGACAAACATCTGCTTGAAACTTGACACTGTAATCTAATCCGCCTTTCAGAATGTTCGTGCGACCAAGTGAGTAATCTGCAATAGTTATACTACGTGGTTGAACATATCCTTCAGAAAGACAGACACCTTCATATTTGTGACGTAATTGGTCTACTAAACTTGCATGAATATTACGTTGAAGAAATCGGGCATCAATGTGAACTGAACGAGTTAGTTCTCTTCGTTCATAAAGTGTATCCATTATACCTTCTTGATTCTAGTCTGGAGACTTTTCGTTTTACGCCAACGAACGTTTAAGTATTTTTTTAACGTCTGGTAAATTCAACACCTTGACTTCTTCAGGAGTATACCATACACAGTTATGTTGTTCACGTGTAAGAAGTTCAGCATATGCACAGAACGAATCCCCTGTCAGTTCTTTAGGAACTCCAACTCCATTAACATCAAAAAACTTTGCAACTTCCCTCATACGTCCAATTGAATTCTTTCCAGTTTTACAGACGACTAAACTATTACTTGTGCGATTTGGAATGTTTTCTTTGTCTTCCGATGGAGTCAATGTAAATAATCCATTCGGAGCCATTGATGCAATAAGTTTAGTCTTATCCTTGACATAGCGACTTACTAATGACTTTTTCCATTCATTGTATCGTGTCAAGTCTTCACCAACTAGTTCCATTTCATCTCCTGTTACCCAAATTTCAGTTTCAGGGATTTTGAGACGATCTACAAACGGTAAGTCAGGATTTGTTTTTAAGTATTCTTTCTTCTCAGCAGGTGTAAAAACATGATCAAATATATACCCATTTCGAACTTCCTTTGAAAAACGTGTATCAGCGTTTCCAGGGAATTTGAATGCGTCTCGTTTAATATCCAATGTATTGGATTCAACTTGAGGAGTCTCTTCCACTTGTGGAGCAGAAGGAAGAATAAGTTCAAATGTCTTTGAAGGTTGAGTGGTTCTTTCAATGAGTGTTCGGTTAGGCACGTCTAATGGCGCCAAAGCGTATAAATCACCCTTAGATTCAAGAACGCTTGGACGTCCAAAGGAATCCGCAAATCGGAAAGAACTTGAGATGGCTTGTTGCAAGATGTAGATCACCACCTCACGACTAAATGGACGTAACGCTGTAAATAACTGTTCACGATCCCAAATGGATTTGTCAATAAACAATTTACCAACCTTTGCAAGAATCTCATCACGCGAATCTAGATAACTTGAAAGAGGACGAAGATGATCTGGATCTGGAACACTCGGTGTAATTTTACACTGTTCAACTTCAGGAGATTCATCAAAAGTAGGTGCCAACATTCCCTTGAGTGGATATGAAACTTCTTCGTGCCCTTCATCGCGAATTTGAGGAACTACTAATTCTTTCCAATCAGAAGGAAGCGCTAATTGCATAGGACAATCCATTGCGGATTCTGCAATGAGTTTACGAACTTTAGCAATTCGTATTCCTTTCACTTCAACTTTAGTTCGATAGGTGTATTCATCAAATGTTTCACGAGTGTCTTCTGTTCGAACAACGTGAAGATAAACTGTACAATTCTGTTCCTTTGGAATCAAATCTTGATGACTACACGTTCGTAATGCGCGTCCAACAACTTGTTCAATTCGACTCATGTTCCACCACGGATCCAAAATGTGAACTTGACGAATGAATCGAAAGTCAATACCTTCTGCTGCCAAAGGACTTGTCACTACAACTTTGATATTTTTTCCAGAAACGTTGGATCGGTTTTTGACAACGGATAACATTGTAGATATTTCAGCGTCCGATGCAGTGGATGAAAGCAAAATATACTTGCCTTTAGGAGGTCCTACATAACTAGATTTTATGAGCAGTGTGTTTCCTAAATGAGGAGTATATCCATGTTCTTCCAACGCCATTGCAAATGGTAATGCACCACGTTCAACGTAATTGGAATACACCAAACAAACTCCACTGGATTTCTCAATAGATTTCAAGACCGTGACGAATTTAGAAGCGTATTCAGGTAGCAATGCGGGTGTCAGAAAAGGTGTGTCTACATACGAATATTGATTTTTAGTTTGTGTGAACACTTCCTTGAATTTTTTGTTCTTTGGAAATACTGTCAGAGTAGGAGCAATCATTGCTTGACGTTTTGAATCATCCTCTTCATGTTTGGATGAACGAAGCACTTCTTGTTGAAGTCCACTTGCCTGAGATGCAACTAATGTTAAATACTTAATACGCTCTTGGTCTGCAATGTTCTTTCCATTGAATCCCTTTATTACTGCAGTTGAAGATGCAATAATAGGTGGAGGTAGACGGAATGGAAACGTAAATGGACTTTCACCTCTTGCATATGATATATAATCCTGACACCATTGACGAAACTTTCCTTCAGATTCTACTTTGAGTTCAGCGTCCGCAGTAAAAAAATCAGACGCTTTCAGTGTATTTTTGAAGGATTGTTTACGATCGTTCCATAAAAATAGATTCATGTAAAAGATGATCTCTTCATAACTGTCAAACATTGGTGTAGCGGTCAATAACACCACAACAAGTCCATCCGCTACTTTGACCAATTTTTCAAGACCTGATGCAATTTGTGTTTCTTCTGAACGAATGTTAT